TGCTCTGCCCCTGAACAAGATCAATCTGACCCTGCTCGATTGTCCACATGTTGATGCCGCGGTTAGCCCAGTCGGCGAACATGATGTTGAGGCTACGACGCGCTGTACGCAGGTCATAACCAGAGCGCAGCTCACGACCGGCGCGCTCAAACGCTTCCTCGACCAGCTCGGCTAGGTCAAGGTTAAATGCTGCGGTACCGGATGTGATTGCCATTATCTGAACCTCGATGTTTTCTTGGCGATAGTCTTAGGTTGGGCTACGAACTGCTTCCCGGCTTTTTTGCCAGCGCGTTTTGCACGCGTTGTCGCAGCGTACTCAGCAGGGCTGAGGCTTTTGATTGCAGCTTCTGGAAGGTATCTTTCACCTGTTTTGCTAGACGGTTTTCCACTTTTGGTCCTCCATTTCTGGTCGCCCCAATTTTTAAGCGATTGTTGCGGCGCTTTAAGAGGCATGTTCTACCCCTTCTACTTTAGCGGATTCTAGGTAATGTTGTGCTTTTTGTAACAGTTCTGAGCTGTCTTTCAACAAACCAATTCCCCGGTTGCAATTAGGGCAGAGCAGGCCACGTATCCTACCAGTGGTGTGGTCATGGTCAATACACAACCAACTAAACTTTTCTTCAGGCTCCGAACAAATTGCGCAGCAGCCGTGTTGGGCTTCGTAAAGTTCATCATATAGTTGTTGAGTTGCCCCACGACGCTTTAAGCGGCGATTTGCGGTTACCCAATTTTTTCTGCGCCAATCGTTAAGGTGGTCTTTGTTTTGTTCAGCCCACTCTTGTCGTTTTGCCTGCATACAAAGTTTGCATTTTGATTTGTACAGGTGCGCGAGTTTCCCTCCGCGACTAAAAAAATCAGTCAGCGGTTTTTCTACTGCGCACTGCGTACAAACCTTAGTCACGGTACCCACCCCCAGCGGCTTTGTATTTTTTGGCTACCAACTGACTTTTTCGGGCTGACCACTGACCAGCACCGGTGCCATGGGTAGCCGCGGCTTTTACCTGTGACACGATTCGCTTACGCAAACCGGGTTTGGTGTAGTTGCCCGCTTCGTTCACACTGCCGCCCTCGGCGTAGTAGTCAACGTCGTTCGGGTCATCCTTGCGGTGAATGACCTTCTTCTCAGGCATCTTGGAGGCCTTGATAGCCCCCATGCCGCGACTTGCCATCATAGGAGTCTCCCACGGGTTTTACCCTTGGTTGCAATACCGTCGGCACGACGAGAAGCAGAAGAAACCTTGCCGCCTTTTTTGTAGGGGTTGCCCATCTCGTCCACGCGCTCCAAAGGTTTGGTTTGCTCTCGATCCTTGTACACCACTCCTTGTGCAGCCTTACGGCCAGCACGGGAAGTTGCTGGTGAGTGTGGCTCTGCCACATCCATGTCGTCTCCTCGCGCGGCTTTGTGGTACGCCTTAATGGCTTTGCGCCCAACGGGGGTGTAGTCTTCGTACCCCATGTACCGAGGAGAGTCTCGGTATTCCTCCAGCTCAGTTTTCTTGGCCATGGTTACACCATCTTTCCGCGAGTTTTGCCTTTGGTGCAGCAACCATCAGCACGGCTAGAGGCGGTGCCACCCTTGGCTTTTTTCTCAACGCGAATACCCTCACCCAATTGCTCGGGCATGCCCTTTTTAGCGGCTTTGGGAGTGCGTGGAGCCACTTCTGGGTCCATGGGCGGTTGGCCCATTTCAGCGGTATAAACTTTGTCTTTTGCCATGGTGGCCTCCTAAATTAGCAGGCTTTGCCGCCGTACTTCATGCCTTTGGCTGTACCGCCTTTTTTCATGCCCAGAGGCTTGCTACCAGCCATTTTGACTTGGGTGCCTTTGGTTTTGCCTTTGGTGGCCACGCCGTCACGGCTGGGAGCAGCAGTGCGGACAGAGCCCATTTTGGCGTTAGTGATACCGTTACCAGATGATTTAGCCATGACTTGGCCTCCTTTTGAAAAAAGTTCAGATTTGCCCTGAAGGGTTTTGGGCTTGTTTACCTTCTGTAGATCGGCGCGGGATTGGGTACCTTTGCCAAACTTCAGACCTTTGCTAGCTTCGCTATATTCCTTGGCCACCTTTTGGGGCACACCCGCTTGCTTCGCAAAGTCTGGGTTGTGCGCTGCGGCGTCCATAAAACGCTTTTGTTTACTGCTTACCGCTGGCATGCTTGTTCTCCATAAGGCGATCCAGTTTTTCATCCAAGCGATCAAGCCGGTCCAAGACGCGGTTGATGTCGGCGTGGACTTCTGTTTTTGTGACGTACTCTTTCGCGATCTCTTCGCGGGTACGGTTGAGGAGGATTGTGACTCGACTGAGCTCATCTGATTTTTCCTTCAACACCCAGCTCAAAAGACCCAAGCCAGTCGTCAGTATGATGTTCCAAATGTTGTCCATCTTACGCCGCCTCTCCCTCTTTGTACTTATCCCATTGCGGCATATCCGCTGAGGCGTACAAATACTGGGCTGCAAATTCAAGCAGGGTTGGATCATCCCTGAAATGCCCTAACCCACGGTTGCAGTGATTACAAAGCAACCCACGAATCTTACCTGTGGCGTGGTCATGGTCAACCACTAACTTTGTTTCATCTCCGCAAATTACACACTCGTGTGTCGTAGCTTTGAGTTCTTTCAATGCTTCGTCGGAAATAGCATTGCGGTAAATACCACGTGAATTAGCGTTTCTGTATTCTTTGCGGCACGCACGGCACCAGCTATCAAAACCAGACTTGGTTTTGTTGTGGAATGGAAAATTAACCGCATCCAACGGTTTTTCCGTTTTACAACGAGTGCAGGCTTTTAACAATTCCATGCCTTCAAAGACAACGCTTTTCGCGTTGGCTTCCCTTTTTCATCTTTCATCGCCCCCGGCATACCACTCATTCTGGCGCAAAAAGATTTGCGACGGGCGGCGTCCTTCTCGGTTTTTGGGTGTGGGGCTGGAGGCTTCAGATTCATGCCTTGTTTTTTCGCGGACGCGCGCCCCTTGGCGTTCAAGCCGCCATTTGGGTTCTTGCCTTCTTTTCTCTGCCATGCTGGTGATTTAGCCATTTACAACTTTCAGCACCGGAGTGCAGTGTTGCTCCAACAGCGGCTTCAACACATCTGCCTCAAAGTCACGGGTGAACTTCTCGGTGCCAACGTGGGGCAAGCTGATGGAGGGGTCAAGGAAAACTGTGAAGCCGTCGGCGGCTGCACGGTCGCAGAACAAATAGTCTTCGCCGTAGTACTCGCCGTTGACCAAACCAAGATCAAAAATGGCGTGGTCTTTGCGGTTGTCTACGTTGTTGTCGTACGCCCACTCTGGGTGCTTGGCGATCATTGTCTCAAGCACATGGCGCTGAATCATCATGAACCCTGTGCCAATGCGCTTCACACGCAGCATGCCGTTGGCGTCAAACTCCAAGCCACCGTTCTCATCGAGGTAGTAGTCAAGGAAGAATTTGCGGTCCATGCCGCGACGTGGGTAGATGCCAGCAGTGATGTCTTTGCCAATGCTCAGGGCCATCAAACGGAGAATTGCGTCGGCGGTAACAACCACGTCGGCATCGACGAACAGAAGCGTGTCTGCGTCGGATTTGAGGAAGTCCGCAACCAAACAGTTGCGAGCTTTTGTAATGAGGGAGCACCCCGAGAGGTGCGTGAGATAGAGCTTAACCCCCAACGACTGCACCTGAACGGCGAGGTTGGACAACGCAAACGCTGAATCAATGTTCAGCTTGCCATCGTAAGCTGGGATCGCAACCATGAGTTTGCGGCCCGCTAGGCTAATGCTCTTCTCGGTATCAGCCATAGAACACCGTCACGCTGCTAACGTTGGTCACGTCAACATAAACATCGCTTGTGAAACGAATACCTTCGCCGGGGAGCAAAGCGTTAAACATCTCAGCAACAGCAGGGGTGTTAAGGGTCAGACGAGCGGTGCCAGAAGCGCCACCGTCCTTCAAAACCACAGACCCCGCAGAAGAGGTTGTGGTCAGCAAGATACCTTTAATACGGGCTGGGCCCGCTACCATAGTGCCGTCAGCCGTAGCCGTGGCACTAAGTACGTCGGTTTGCATGGTCATGAAGACCTCCTATTAGGATGCAGCGATTGCTGTACCTGCGGGGGAAATCCAGTTTGTACCGTTGTACACAGCCAAGCAAGGGGCACCAGCCAAGCCGTTAGACACATAGATGATCTGTCCGGTGGTTCTGCTGGCTGCGGGGATTGCGTTAGCGGTGGTGACGGTATAAGTGGGAGCGATGAAGCCGTTAGCGGAAGCTACTGGGCCGTTAAAACTTGTGCGTGCCATGTCTTTTCCTTACATGCAAGTGGTGGCGTATCTGTCTGCATGTCGTCAGCCGGGACTGTCAGATACACCGGGGACCCCGGGATGTGTTGAATATACACGAAATTAGAAAAAAGAAAAGCCCCCGAAGGAGCTTTTCTTAGTTGACTTAGGAGCCTGAAGAACCCCACATACCGAGGGGATCAGACCAACCGAAGCTGTAACGCTCGCGAGCCTTGTAGCGCACGTTGCCGGTGTCAAAGTCACCGTCCATGCTGTTCTGCAAAGCAGTACGAACGAAGTGCTTCATACCGTTAGGCACGTCTGTAGTCAAGAACCAAGCATTGCTGTCGGTCAAGAAGTGGTTGACGGTGTAGCCTTCAGGGATAGCACCCATTTGCTTGATCGCGTTGATGTCGTTGTCAGCAGTAGACACGCGGAGTTCGGTGTCCAACAAACGCTTAGCAGTGAACATCAATGCTGGGGGCACGATCAATTTCTTAGGCTTAGCAGCGATCAACAGACCACGTTCATCAGTCCAAGCAGCGATCTGGATCACGGCGGCTTCCAAAGAAGTCTCGTTCAGGTCAACTTGGGTAGAAGGAGTGTTGCTGTTGGTGCCACCAGAAACCAAGGGGTGAGCAGTGCTGAACAAAGCCACGCCATCGCCACCGGGGTAGCTAGCGCTGAAGCCGTTGTTCAAAACTGAAGCAGCCTTGACTTGCTTGGTGTAAGCCATGGCGCGAGCCAAAGACTTGGTGTAGCGAGCAGACAAGCTGTCGTACAAGTTATCTTCCACAGCTTCTTCAGTGATGGAGAAACCGAGGGCGATAGTCTCGTGGTTGTAGCGAGTTGACCATGCTTCTTGTGCGTTGTCATACTGGATCGCAGAACCTTCGTTCTTGACGGGAGCAGCAGAGAAACCAGACAGTTTGGTTTCTTCTTCGAAGCTACGCTCTGATGTCTCAGTTTCGTAGATTTCTTTGTGCTCTTCGCCGTAGCGAGCGTATTCCATGCCGAACAAAGCGTTCAAGCCGGGGAGCAGTTCTTTAAGTAACTGTGCGCGTGAAATAGCCATGTTTTACTCCTTAAACACCGGTGGTGTTGTTGTATTGGTGAGTGTTGATCTTCACCAGCAACTCGGTGTAAACACCTGCGGAGCTAGCAGTCTCAGGAACCACGTCGATGACGCGCAATGGGATGGTCGCAGTAGTACCAGCACCGGTCAAAGTCACAGCAAAAGCTGAGTTGCCAGTGGCGGTAGAGCCAGCGTTCAACACCAAAGCAACGTTAGAACCAACATCAGCGCGGCTTGCAGTGCCCATGGTTGTACCAGAGGTAACAACGGCCACTTTGAACAGAGCTTGTTGATCGTCCACAACGTATGCGTAAGCAGGGCTGCCAGAGGTAGATGCCAAAGCGGGGATGTACTGACCTTGAACGGTTTGACCATTCGAGTTCACGTATTGACCGCCAACGCAAACACCAACGATGTTGCCGCTGTTAGTAGTGGTTGATTTAACCAAGAAACCGTCGCTGTTAATCAACACTGTATCGCCATTGAAAATAGCGGTGCCGAAGCCAGCAGCAACAGGAATCTGACGGATAGCACCAGCGTAGGGCTTACCGTCAAGTGAATTGACGGGCTCTAGGCCGTAAGGTGCCGAAACGGTAGGGTATGCCATTTAGGACTCCAAAAATTAATTACCAGAACCGAAAGTGACCTTAGATTTCTTTTCCGAGAAAAGAGGCATCCGAGGATCGCTCTCACGAAGAAAGTTGTTGTCCACTGAATCCATTTGAGCCTTGTTCTGGTTAGCGTAGTACGCTGCCCGTTGTTGCAAGAACTCAGCCGGAATACGGCAGAGCAACAGTCCGCCCACTTCAATGTTGCCTTTAAAGCGACCTTCTGTGGTGGCGTGCATCATGAGCTCGGGATAGTCTTCTGCTTTGCAGGGTTCGTATCCTTCGCGAAGCTTCGAAGAGATGTTCGATGGATCGGCAGTACCCATGGTAGCGGTGCGCACCCAACGGTGTGACCAACCATCACGGGGATCGGGACTTGGGAGAACCTCGGGAGGACGCCACGCTTCTGGGCGCTGCATCACTTGACGGGTATCCAACTCACGAGCCAAACGGTTCTGACCTTTTTCGGTCTTTGTTACGTTTTCCATTCTTATTCACCTTTTCTAAGCAAAGCAACCTGTTTCGCGTACTGTTCCAAAGGGACCCCAAGTCTGCGAGCAATCGCAGCTTCGGATGCCTTCAACCGAACACGGTTAGGCGGGGTGCTACGTGAGGCCGGAGCCACAACATTAGCGGGTTTTGTTGCACGGCGGGGAGTTTCCTCATCTGCCGGTTCTGACGATCTTTTTGGAGGATCTTCGTCTTCCTCATAGCTCTG